TATCAAAGCCAATCATATCCATACGGTAACCAGTACCACGATTATCTATAATGCTAGAAATTTGCCCCATAGGTTCATCAGTTAGCGTGGACAATTCATACGCACGAACACCAGTACGGGTACTGAACTCAAACGAATACTCAAGAAACGACCAACGCTTCTCAGTATCCAAAATACGGTAGTAACCATCACGAATATACAAATCCAACAAAGAATCCGACAAATCAGTAGAATCCAAATCAGTTATAGAACGAACGGCAGACCGAATATCGGCTGCCGTCATAGCCTTATACGCCATCCTTCACCACTTTCTTAGACGAACGAAGATGCCCCATACACAACACCTCATCCTTTACACGCATACCCTCACAAGTATCCTCTTTAGCCGAACACTTATTACCACGCCCCAAATAAGGACCAGAAGCAGCAGCCAAAGTAGAATTCTCACCCTCACCAGCAGGGCGTTGACCATAAACAGGTTCCCCATACAACGAATGTGCAGGAATAGAACCAACAAGGGCGTGCGAAGAAATAGAACCAGAATTACTCATACTAATAAGTAATTTGTTCTATTTAACACCAACCCTCTGTCTAGCCTTGGCTTTAGAAAGGGCAGATTTAATAGCGTCATACTCAGCCTTACGAGCAGCAGCACCACCCGACGGCTTCTTAGGACTCTTAGGCTTCTTAGCAGCCACACCACCAGCAGGAGGAGGAGGCTTACGCTTCCCACCCTTCGGCTTCTGTCCACGCCCAAACTTATTCATATCGGCACGAATCTCAGCCTTAAGTGCATCAGCCTCGTAAGACGCTTTAGACGGCTTAGGAGGGCGCATAGTAGCCTTACGAGGGGGCTGAATAATAGACCCACGAACATTAGATGGCTCTACAGCCGAACCCCTTGGGCGAGGCGTAGGGGCATCACCAGTACGACGAAGAATCTGATTAGCACGCCTTTGCGCTGCACGCTGCTCAGCAGCAGTTTGCGCCATAGTTTTACCCTTAGGAATATAATCCCTCTTAGGTCTAGAAGGCTTGGACAAAGTCTTGGGCTTCTTAGGTTTCATACCAGCACTAGGCTTAGAAGTAGGAATATCAGACTGTGGTTTAACCTTGGGTTTTGGCTTTGCTTTAGTTACAGCAGCACCAGCCTTTTTGGCTGGTTTTGTAACAGGAGAAGTGGGGTATTTTAGGTACGAGTTAATTGGGTATTGCTTATAATATTCCATACCTGCACGCTTGGTTGTCATACCTGACAGTATTTTTTTAGAGGTTTTAGCACCAAATTTTTTGGTTAAACTTTTTGCTAGTTTTGCAATATCATCAAGAGGGATGTTGATTGCTGGTTTTCCCTTAGCCATAATTAAGGTTTCTTTCCACTAGGAAGTTTATTTACACCAGTATTTAAAGCCGTGTCTGCACCAAGAACTATGGCACCTTTAACTGCGCCACGAGCAGCCTTCGCTGATTTGTAGTATTTAGCACCTTTTATAGCCTTGTTAACAAGTTTATAACCTTTACCATAAGGTATAAGCCACACACCACTTTTTGATGCAACATCTTTCCAACCCTTACTAGGGTCACCAAGTTGTGACTTCATTGTAGAAGTCATACCTGCGACTGCTTTATTGCTACCTTTAGCAACTGCTTGTGTGCTTTTGTTGCTAACATTCTGCGCCCGTGACACAACAGCACTAGCCTGCGCCGTAGCACCTCGTGGTGACGGCTTGCTAAACAGTTTGTTTGCTGCATTTATAATGTCACGCAAATCTTGTGGTTTTTTAGCAGCCATAATTATTTCTTTTTAGGTGGGCGTGGAGGAGCAAGCCTGTTAGCCTTTGCTGCTTTTTGTGCTGCAATTTTTGCTATTGCTGCTTTTCGTTTTTCATTCTGCATAGTAGTTAATCGGCTCTTAGTTGGAACAATAGGGGCATATGTAGTAGGCAAGCCAATGTCCCCTTTATTTTTCCGATAAAAATTAGATGTTTCAGTGCCAGATTGCATATTTTTGCGAAGTTTTTTCTCAGCAGAAGTGCTTTTTGCTTTTCCAACTTTACGAGAAATTACGCTTTTACCGTACACTTCTTTAACAGCACCAGCACGCCGTGCATCACTTAAAGTTTTGTGTCGTTTAGCAATTACTGCAACTTCTTTATTTAAAGCATTCTTTTTTGTTGCACGAAAAACTTTCTTAGCAACAGGAATAAGAATATCATCCACAATACCTTGTGAATGTAAACCACCGATTGCAGGTCCACGCTTAGCCATAATTATTTACTCCCTAGTTTACGATATTTACGGGCAACTGGACTGGCTGTACCCAAAGAATCAGTTAGATTCTTTGGGTTTCTAAATGGTCCAGCAAAGCGAGATGTGTTCAAAGAATCAGTAGAACCAATAATATTAGATTTGCGTGGCAAAATTCGTTTATCTCGTGGAGTTACACGACCAGTAGGACTTGTCAACTCTCTTGGCAAAATTCGTTTATCTCGTGGAGTTACACGACCAGTAGGACTTGTCAACTCTCTTGGCAAAATTCGTTTATCTCGTGGAGTTGCACGACCATTAGGCAATGGTCGTCTTTCTAAAGTTCGTCTTTGCTCTGGAGTTGTATGAGGAGTCAACTTCTTCCTAGGAGTTTTTTTGCGTGTTGATTCGTCATCCATATACTCACTCACAGTATCGCTGCGTTTAAACATTTTTTTAGGATATTTTTTGATAGGAAGGGCATTTTTAGGATTTGGATTTGGTTGTTTCATAATAATCTCCTAGCCTAGAAAGTTTCCGTGTGTATCTTGATGTTTGCGTAACTTATTTCTTGCAGCACGCTTAGAAGCAGCATCAGGTGCATTCTGCATTCTAGCCTGAAGGTTCATTTGAGTTGCTTTCTTTGTAGCATTACCTTTTGCTCGTTGCGAACCAGCAAGATTTCCTTGACGAACAACCTTTTTAACTTCTTTTTTAGACATAGGAATTTCTTTACCACCACGACCCTTTTTGGTGCCTTTAGCAGCAGCAGCATCGCCAAGACGAGTAGCCCTCAAAGTTCTTTCTTGCGCTTTAATAACTTTCTTATCCATTTCACGCTTTGCAATAGTGCGTTCAGCAGCAGCAGTCTGTTCAGCAACAGTCAACTTCCTCTTAGGAGCAGCCTTACGGGGCTTCGTTGCTTTTTTAATTTTAGAACCATCCCAGTTTTTACCCTGTTCAGCCATACGACGCATATGTGCATCAGCATCTGCTTTAATTTTACCTACTTCACGACGCTTAACTTTGCCACGAACAAGTTGCTGTTCCATCTTGCCTGCTTTAGTACGCATACCAGAAACAGCAGGGTTACCCTTTGATTCCAATTTGCCAACAATACGGTTTGCTTGAACCTTTTTTGCTGGACCTTTAACACCAGCCAAAGCCAACTTCAGCAATCTTGCAAGGTCATCACCAATAGGTAATTTAGGTTTAGGAGCCATTATATAATCCTTAATATTTCAGACTAGGTGGGGGAAATACATCCCCCACCATTGTCCTCTTTGTTCTACTGCTAATTAGGCAGTCTTGGCTGTCAACTTGCCTTGCTTCTTACGGTTACGGATTGTAAGGTTACCGTAGCACATAATCAAAGCGTAGCGTGCATCCATATTTTCAGGGCGTACGAACTCCGTGTTGGAGAACCACTTACCTGAGTGACCCACAAGTGACATATACTTTGAGTTAACAAAGAACATATTGCCAGCAGGTGCGTGGACATCGTAAGTTACAGGCGCAGCCTTGAACAGCAAGTTCTGGAATCCAGCGTTTGCTGTCGCAGTGTCCGTGTAACGAACCTGTGGTTGCAGAAGTGACTCGTACTTCTCAAACAATGTTTGAGTTGTGAGAACCATATCGGGATGGTCGTTACCGACTGATACAGTGTTGTAGGCTGTAGCCATTTGTGCGAGGGTCAAAGCACCAGCAGTGTTTTCCTCGTACGAACGCCACCAGTCATTATCCTGACCAGTTGCTGAGTTGATACCACCAACGGTGTTGCCTGATTCAATCAAGTTTCCAAGACCGTTCCAAGACTTACCTGAGTCTGTACCACCAGCACCAAGGGTGTCGGTTCCGTTACCAAAGAACATCTGGTTGAAACCTTCACGCATAGACTCTTCAGCCTGCATAATTTTGGCTTCAAGCAAGTTAATGATTTCCTGCTCACCGTTGTTCTTTGCCTCTTCAATACCAGAAATTGCAATGCTAGCAGCGTACTGCTTCCATTCAAATTCTGCTGCTGAAATACCAGTTTGTGGTGTCAACGAAATCGTATCGTAACCAGAGTATGGAGCCACAGTTGAGTTCTGACCATAAATCAGAGGCTCAACAATCTTGGTACCACCATTAAGCATACGAATACGACCCTTGTTCATAAGGTGGTATGTAAGTGGGCGTGCTGTGAAGATGTTATCAGTCAACTGGTCACGATAGTTCGCAAGTGTTGTTGAAAGAATAGCATCAAAGTTTGAGTTTCCTGCTGGCATAGTATTTTCCTCCTAGAAAATATTAAAAATTAGCGTTTAATTGTCTTTTAGCAATCATCCAAGCATCTGAAATATTAGTAATAGGTTCAACAGCATCAGTTGTAGTACTCGCAGTAGCCGAAGAGCCACCAGAAACTACACCAGCCTCACGCTTAGCCTCAACAACAGAATTTTCCTTCTGTTGTTTAATCTGTTGCGCTTGACTTTCCAACTCACGCTGCTTCATCATTTTATCAAAAGCCAGTTGCTTATATATTGCTTCTAAATCGGTTGAGTTACTGCGTAAAGCAGTCTGCACAACCTCATTTGTGTCAAAATCAGAATATCTAGCCTGCAAACGGGAAATTTCTTTCTCAATCTGCTGTTGAGACTGATACTCTTCAAACTGTGCCAAACGCTGGTCCAACTCACGGATTCTACGCTCACTAGGGTCCATATCCTCTTCATAGGAAGAGTCTATCAATTGCTGTGCTTGCCCTAAAGTTACGCCGTAATGACGGCTTAACAACTCTAGAGTAGCAACAGGGTCACTATCAAGTGCTGTCTGCAATGAACTAGCAAAATTGAGAGATTCTCTCTGCTGTGCTAATTCCTGCGTCTTGCGTGTATAATCTGCCTGTCGTTGATAACCAGCAATCGCCTCAGAAAGAGGAATATGCTGCTCCTCACCATCAAATTTTACAGGGACTCTATAATTAGAGTATTCTGCAACATCCAAAGATGGGCTATCATCTATATGACTATCCTCACTGGAACTAGTTGACCCTTCGGGTTCTACATCAGATATGGGTGCGAAATCTTCGCTCATTTTATTTTTCTCCTAGAGTCCAAAAAAGGTTGCTCATACCTATAGGGAGGTTGTTCCCTATTGGGGTGGAAGTTGTCCTTGCATTGGAGGCATACCACCCGATTCGGGTGGCATACCTCCACCCATAGCCTCTGGAGGAGGTGGGGGTGCTTGGACAAACTTCTCAGGATTCTTAATATTAAAACCAACCTGAAGAACATAAGCAGCCAGTTCTTGCATATTGATAATGCCTGAACCAGCGAACGGTGCCATAGCATCCACAATCTGTAGAGCCGTTTGACGACGCTGTGCTTCGTTATGGGGTTGTGTTGAGCCACCAACTACTTCAAAGTCAAAGTCGCCTTCTAGGTATTCACGGTCAAATTCAACCCAAAACGGTTCACCGTCTTTACCCACAATACGGGCAACTTGCTTACCAGTCATAAATTGCTGAGCCAACATAAGCATACGGCGAGCAACCTCACCAATACTTAACTCAACAATAGCCAACTTATCGGCAGTACGAGAGTTAGCAGCATCCTGAACAGCACTAATTTCTGTTGCTGTACGACGAATCTCAGGAATGCCACCATTCATAAACTCAGGCAAACCAGTAATACGGTTAATGTCGTTAGTAATCAAATCGGACTGACTATAGAATTCTGGGGGGCTGATAACAGCAGGGAATGCTGTTACCACGCCACCCAACGGTTCATCAGACACGACAGGAACCATAACATTATCATCATCAGATTCTAGGGCTGTACGACCAAATTGGTCAAACGCTGATTCTTTATAGAGATACTTACGAGAAAACTTCTTACGATGATTCATCATCTGCGTACGAGTTTCGTTCAGTTCCTTCTGTAACGGTTCAATCTGTTCAAGGTCGCCAATAGGGTAAAAGGCATCTGGAACATCATAGTTAC